AATTGGGTAAATGCCAATTTAAGTTGTTCAACAATTCGTTTCTGCATTCCAGAATCTTCCATTTTTGAAATTTCAACTTTAAACACATCTAATGATGGTGTACGTTTGAAATCATCATAATATTCCATTATCTCCTCAACAATCCATTTGTTTGCTTCGGATTCAAAAAACTTAGGATGTATAACCTCTCTGAGCGTATCTAATAAACGAACATCAGCAATCAAACAAGATAAAACTTTTGTTTGAAATGATTGTCCGTATTTAGATAGTGTGTCTGTATTTTGCATGTATATAACCTATTTGTTTCCACAAAGATATAAAAAATTTGTGATAAAACCTAATTTATTTTATAATAATGTTGTGGAATGTCGATTGTAACCAATCATTAATGTCTCTCCAATTTTGTAAAACCTTATATTTGTTACCAACTTTAAGGAATTCTAATTTATTGAATGCAACATCATCTTCTCTGAATCTATCAATTATCTTAAGCTTTTGATTTGTTGGTATATGTGGTTCTTTCAACTCCATTAATCGCTTATTCATAAGGAGTTGTTCCCTTGCTTCTAAAATATCATTATAAAGTTTGATTTTACCCAATTTACCTTCACACATTTGAAACAATTCATCATGCGTAATAAGTCTATCTTCAGATAGTTCAGGAAATCGTTTAAGAAGTGTTTTGATACCACATCCTTTAATACCCGGAATGTTATCGGACTTATCCCCATCTAATGTACGATATAATAGGAGATTTTCAGGCCAAATTTCAAATTCATCAAATACAACTTGTCTATTATATAGTTTCTTTTTAGTTGGTGAAAATACACTAACTTTATCAGAAACTAATTGTAGGAAATCTTTATCAGTTGAAACAATTACAACTTCACCATCATACTCATTTTGAGTATATTGGGTTAAATATGCAATAGTATCATCTGCTTCAATTCCATCGTAAATCATTGTTTGAACTGGTAGATAATCCAACATATCATTCAGCCATACAAATTGTTGCCTCATTGATAATCGTTCATCCTCTTCACTCATCATCTCACCATAGGTGCGATTAACTCTAAATCTATTCTTCTCTCTACCAGCTTTATATCCTTCGTGGATTTTCTTTCTGGATTCAGAACCATTCTTACCATCAAAAGTTACAATAACTCTCGTTGGGTTGAATTCTCTGATTTGATATCCAATTGATTTTAATGAACCAATAACTCCACCCGTATGGTCACCATCCTCATTCATTGTAGGATTAGTTGTCCAGCTACGGATGAAGGTATTAAGTCCATCAATGATAAGAACTCTACTGTTTCTCTCTCTTAGGTGGTTTGTTTTGTGTTCCTCACTCACTTTATTGAGGATATCTTTATAGAGTTCTTTCATTAGTTAGTTTTATCAGAGTTAAAATAAGTTTCTATTGCTTTCAATCTATCATCTGCATCTACCAACATTTGAAGAGCTTCTTCAGCGTTGTTATAGAAATCATTTGTAGAATGGTCACCAATTCCAGCTGGATTCTTTTCTAATAATTCTAATGTAAGTAGTGCTTTTGCTCTATCGGCTTGTGCACTTGTTTTTAACATTTCTTTCAATCTACTCATAACATATTTTTTATAATTTAATCCCCGATTACCTCAGAATCTACTACCAAATTATCGGTATCCATTGAATCCTTTTTATATTGTAAGATTGTTGCTTCACAAATTCCTTTGTAAATTTGTTCTCTAATAGAGTCATTATCTTGTAATAATTTTGGGAAATCTTTAGATTGATATTTGATAATTTCACCAGTATCAATATCGGTGTACTCATACCAAGCACCAGTTTGTTTTACCAAACCATGCTCTTTCATTTGCGCCAACCATGCTCCATAGTTATCGATTCCTCTATCAAAGAAGATATCGAAATCAGCGGAACGTAATGGTGGACCCATACGATTTTTAACAACCTGACAACGTACTTTGATACCTACGATTCTATCGTTACCATTTTCCTTTGCCTTAATGGTTCCCATACTCTTTAATCTTAAACGAACCGATGCGTGGAAAGCGATTGCTTTACCACCAGAAGTTGTCCAAGGGTCAGAGAATGGCATAGCGTTCATCTTCTGTCTTAATTGATTTGTGAAAACCAATGTGATTTTCTGTCTACCAATTAAGTTTGTGATTTTACGCATTGCCTTTGAGATAATAATTGCTTTATCGGTTGCGTATCCATCTTTACCATAATCTGCTTCCATCTCCTTTTCAGTTGATGCTGCTGCTACTGAATCCACTACGATTGTTACGAGTTTATCTTTCGATGCTACTCGCACTTTCTCAATAATGATTTCGGTGTATTCGAAACATTGTTCTACTGTCTCAGCCGCTACATATAGTAATTTAGATACATCTACTCCAATTGCCTGTAAGAACTCTCTACTGACCGCATTTTCGGTATCTATTAGAACCGCAACACCACCTTGCTTTTGTGTTTCAGCAAGGAGGTGAGCAGATACTAATGATTTTCCAGATTGTTCAAGTCCAGTAATTTCGGTGATTCTACCAATAGGTAATCCACCATAAGGTCGATTAGAAATGGCAACATCTAGCATTGATGCTCCAGTTGATACCCACCCACTCACGTCGGTTGGGGAATCTCCGGCATCCAAAAAGAATGCTACTCTTTGGTCTTTGGATTGTTTGTTTAGGGAATCAGCAAGAACACTTGCTAAATCCACCTCTTTCGATGTTTTTGCCATATAACTTTTTAGTTTTTAGTTGTTGAATAAGTCATCAAATGCTGATGCTACATCATCCATTTTCTTACGTTCCTCAACTGCTGGTGTAGCGGCGAATGCTTCATTTTTAATTGGAGCTGCTGCTGGTGCCGATTGTGGAGCCGGAGCCGGTGTTGATAATGTTGATTGTGAAGTTGATTCAGAACCTTCATCACCAGTTGGATTCAACCACCCTTCTAATACACCTTTTAATTCAGCGTAAGAAAGTTCCTGATAGATATCAGTAATGTTAGTTTGACCTTCCATTGCTGCTTTCAATTTTTCAGAATCTTCCAAAATAGGAGTTTGAGTTGGTTTAACTCTAATTGTAGTTACAGGATAAGAAGTTCCTGCATCTTCAGCTGATACATAATCAATAGTGATATCTCTACCAGTTGTTGGGTCGGTAATATCTCCATAATCTGGGTCAGCGATGTAACCTAAGATTTCCTGATAAACCGTCTTACCAAATCCCCAAAATTTAACTCCTTCGTTTTCTTCACCTCTTACAATAACAGGTACGAATGTTCTCAACTTCGGTTCCATTTTCTTAGCAGCTTTCCAATCTTCCTTATCACCCATTCGTTTAAGTTTGTCAGCAAACTCAACAATTGGGTCAGGTCTTCCGAAAGACATCGGAGATAGATAAGATTTGTTGTTAATGTTGTAGTGGAAATAAAGTTCGATAAAAGGATTTTCTTTGTTGAACTTGTAAGGTACGATTCTCACTTGAGTCTTACCATTTGCTGGTTTCCAAAGATTGTTTTTTGTACTTCCAGTGTTTTGTAGTTTGTTTAGTCTACCTCTAATTGCATCTAAATTAATAGCCATTGTTTTTTGTTTTAAAAGTTTATAATTAAGTTTTAATGGTTTTATTATGGTGTCTTTCCTACACCTTATATAAATATCAAAAAACCAAGTTTTAAGATGGTCTTATCCATTTATTTATACAAATATACGAATAAAATCTGATACTTCCAAATTTTATCCGTAATATTATTTTTTAGTACGATGGTTTGTCAATGCGTTGATTATATTAACCAATCGTTCAATTTCTTTATCTTTATTACTGATGATATCCATCAATGTAGGTTCAATTGAATTGAGTGCTTCTATCTTTGCTTCCACTCTTGCCAACTCAATACCTCTTATTTCTTTAGTTGAATGAAATTCATGTTCATATTCTCCCAATTGTCTATGACATTGAATTTCCAATTCTGCAACTTCTTTTAATCTTTTGATTTTATGAGTTTCAATATCATTATCTACTTGATTAAATTTTTCTCTACGATACAATTCAATTTCTCTATTGATTATATTCTTTTCAATTTCCAAATCTCTCAATTCCTGAGCTTTGGTATTATTTGATTTATTTCTTCCAAACATAACGTTAGTTTTATTATTTATACAAATATACGAAATTTATCTGAGAATACCAAATGTTTTCTCAAATACTTTATTAAGTTCTAAAGTGAGCTCCCCCACCATAGTTATATTGTGGTGCATTTGAACTCCATCCTTTGGAATGATTACTAAATGGTTTGGCTGCTTGTGCGAATCTACCATATGATTGAACTGATTTAGAAGGTCCACCCATTGAATCCCAAGCAGATTCCCATTTCTCAGGCATTACACCATTTTTAAATTCTATAACTGGTGTATCTAAATCTTCCAATAATTGGGTTACCTCTTTAATTGGGAATTTGTAAAAGGTATTTACTCTAAGTGTTTTATCCACTTCTATAAAAAGTATAGAACGAGCTTTAAGTTTACATAACTTTAATCTTTTTGTTTTAGTTGCGGTTCCTTGTGAAACCGTTACATCAAAAATCTGTCCAGCGGGTACTCTATCAAAATTTATCATATCTTTTAGGGTTTTAAGTTATAACTCAAATATACAACAAATATTTGATAATTCCAAATAAAAAAGGGAAAACTTTCGCTTTCCCTTTAAATTATTGATATTCAATGTGTTATTAAACAATATCTTTCGATTCTATTAATGTATATGTAAACGATTTACCATGTATTGCACCTGATTTTCTCGTAATAACCATAAATTCTTCAAAATCAGCTGCTTTTTTGAATACTTGACATCCTTCAGACCAATTTTCAACATAAGTTGAATCTGCTCCAGCTTTGTGGATGTTGATACCAAAGATACCTTCTTGGATTTTGGTTTCATCATAGTTCATATCTCTATTAGCATCTCTATAAACCTTAACCGGCTTTTGTTGTTTAAGTGCTTCGTATTTACCTTGATGTAATCCCAATGTATGTGAACCTCTATATTGACCCGGAACTAAACGAGCAACTCCAGCTGCATTATGATATTCTTTAACTCCCTTTGTACCAGGGTCGGTTGTGTTTACCCATTCTTTGTAAATCCAATTACCACCATCTTTATATGATACTGAAATTGCATCATCAAATACGTTAGTAACCTTTGTACCGGTTGATGAATTTCTGATACCTACGATGTTTAAATCAAATCCTTTGTTAGAAGCATCTTCAAACCAAACGTATCCTTTTG